GACCTGAGTGGTGCAGACCTGAGTGGTGCAGACCTGAGTGGTGCATACCTGCGTGGTGCATACCTGAGTGGTGCATACCTGAGTGGTGCAAACCTGAGTGGTGCAAACCTGAGTGGTGCAGACCTGCGTGGTGCATACCTGCGTGGTGCAGACCTGAGTGGTGCATACCTGCGTAGTGCAAACCTGCGTAGTGCAAACCTGAGTGGTGCAGACCTGAGTGGTGCAAAAGATGCCGACTATGCTATTGCTCTAACAAGGATACTACCAGAGGGCGCAATTATTGGCTGGAAAAAGGGCGGCGATGGTAAGATTATCAAACTACTTATTCCGGCCGACGCTAAGCGCTCACATGCCTTTGGCCGTAAGTGCCGCGCTGAATACGCTGAAGTACTAGAAATATGGAATGGCAAACGCCAACTTAAAAAAGCTACATCCAAAAGCCAACACGATAGTTCATTCATCTATAAGATTGGTGAGACTGTTCGACCATTTAAACCATTTAGCGAGAATTGGCAAGAGGAGTGTGATTCAGGCATTCATTTCTTCATTACTCGATTGGAAGCTGAAAACTACCAATGATTACTGAATTAAAACCAAACGAAGTGATAGTTTTTGGCTCAAACTCATACGGAGACCATGCCGGTGGTGCTGCTAAACAAGCCCACGAGCAGTTTGGGGCTGAAATGGGTATCGCCAACGGTCTAACTGGTAGTTGTTATGCCATTGATACGATGAGTAGCTTTGTAGCCCTAGAACGTAATGTTAGACAGTTTATCCGAGTAGCCAGGGAGACACCTCAGTTAACTTACCTACTTACAAGAGTTGGCTGTGGCATTGCTGGGTATACTGATGAACAAATCGCACCACTATTCAATAACATGCCTACAAATGTAATCTTACCAGATGTCTGGAAGGGGGTATCTAATGCCTGATAATAAAGACCAGCTAGACTACCTAGCCAACCGTCTAGCGCAAGGCACTATGCCAGGAAACGCTAAGTATATATTTAGCAAAAGTGACTGGGATACATTTAGGCTAGAGGTTAATAACCTTATCACTACTGAAGTAGCCAAAGCCCGTATAGATGAAGTTAATAGATTTCGAGAGGCAATGCTTAATCATTCAACGCCAATGGCATACGCCCCTGACCGTATCGCCCAACTTCAACCCTCTCAGTTAGAAAAGGAAGGCAAGTAATGGCTCTATCTAACCCAAGTGAACAAGTACCGGGACAATATATAAATATGATTATCCACCACGTCACGCAGACTGCATCTATCGCATTAGCGTTTGTATGGTTTGGCTGGCAAGGCGGTATTATCGTATTCTTTATTAACTGGGCATCTAATACGGAGAAATATACATGACCATACCTACCCCCAAAGACGACCTACAAGCTAAAGGAATGAAATCAGTGTGGGCTAAGTACACATTCAACGAAGAATATTGGGACAAGCTTATTATTTACTGGAAGCTACCTTGGTATAAACGATTATTCAAGAGGACACCAAAGCCATGACCGACCTACAAGCTGCTGCTATCTGGAGTGGAAATAATGAAGTAACTATAGAAAGTGAAGGTGAATGATGAGTAAAGAACTACTAGAATTATGGAAGCTATATATGCAAAGCCCCGATTATATGCAAAGGGTATCTGCAATCAATAATGGCTTATCTAATGGTAATATTTTTGAACATTTTATGGACTGGCTACAATCAAGGGGTAATAATGTCTAACCCCTCACCTACTAATAACGAACGAGCTGAATTGCGAGAAGCACTTGAGGCTAAAGCTGAGACTTATGAAATGGAGGATGGCGAATATCTTGCCGTAGAAGTTGAAGCTGCAATAGAAATTTATAAAGCTCTTATAAACTCCTCAATCCGCCAAACACTAGAGCGACTAAAGGCTGAGGCAGTAGAAAATGTTAATTTTGTAAAAGTAGTGGGCGTACATCATATCAATGCAGAACTGGAGAAATTGAAACTATGAGTAAAAACCTACGTGACGTAATCAACGACGACAAAGCCATCTCAGAAGCAGCTAAGTTATCTATTCAAGACCAAAAGGACGTGATTACGGAAGGATTTGAAAAGTCTTTCGGTAAGTTAACCCCTATTCCATCTGATAGCCAGAGTGACTACCAAGCTACTACTTGGGAAAAAGCAACACCCAAACAAATGGTTAAAATACTAACTGATAAATTAAACGATACGCCGAAACTAAAGTTCATAAAAAGACTTCATTTGCGACGAAATATAGAGTTTTGGAAAGGACAATTATGAGCCAGAGTGACTTACGAGAAATTAAAGGAGAAATATAGATGCAAGCCAATGAACCACAAGACCAAGCACAACTAAAAGACCTCAATCCTATTACAAAGATATTGTTACAAGTAATGCATTTTGGAGAGGGCGATGGTATGGGAATGGATATTGACGTGGCAGAGCAGGAAATCGACACTTACATTACCCAACAAGTAACAGCCGCTAAAGAAGCTATATTAGATGAGCTGGAAAAAGAGTTGCTCAGTCTGCGACTAAACTATTATGAAGAAGACGGATGGGGTGTTGCGAGTCAAATCATTGACGCCAAACGTACTGCCCTTCAACCCCCAGTAAAGACTAATAAAGGAGTAGTGAGATGGTAAAAACTAAAGTTATTGAAATAGATGTCGCTAAGTTAGACCCAACTGCAACCTATCTAATTATTTTTAATGAGTTAGTAATGACAAAAGAAAAAATGCGAGATATTGTTAGAGAGCTAGTTGTTAAAGACATTAACGCTGTTTATACCAGCTCAGTTGACCCACAAAATGCGATTAAAGTTTACCAGATACCAAAGGCTACGTTATGACTCTAAAAGAAGAGATAGAAGAACAGGGCGACTATCCCACGACAGCAAGTAAAACGAGAGGTAACTCCCGATGATGTTCAGGAAACTACTTAGGAGTTATAATAAGCGCATGAAAGAAAATCAGCGAATACAGAAGATGATAGCGAGTACTGTTTTACCCAAGATTGACAGCAAATTGTAATAGAAATCACCCCTTAAAGAGTAAATTTTGAAAGGAACTAGCTCTTTTGTGACAAGGGGTGATTTCATGTTCTACTATACCAAATTTATTAAACTATTGACAGTGCATATAATCGACGTGGTATGATACAGAAAGTTATTGGTCTCTTTGACTTAAATAAATAGACAATAGCCTGCCAAAAGAAAAAACCAGCTACTTACGTAACTGGTCGGTCCCTTTGACTACCTAAATGGTATCACAAGGAAACTACTTTTGCAACAATTAGAAGCTATGTTAGTAGACCGAACCTGTAGTTCGCAAAGCTGGCCAGCTGTACAAAACGAACTACAGGTTCGGTCTACTAAACGTGCGATATAATTAGGGGGATTAACAGATATGGCGATGACTAGCATCGGGCAACAACTGGTATCAACTGGTATGAAATTAGCAACTAATCCAACTGATAGCTCTAACAACTGGTATGAGAACGATTACCTTTTCGACCAATTAAGTGAATTAGTGAATCCACAATACAAGGCTTGGTATTGTAAACAGTTTTACCGTTTAGGAAAAACAAAGGTTTTACAATTAGCATCAATCGCAAAAGCAGACGGTAAACAACCATCTAAGTTGTTCAGTCTTTTACTTAAAAAGGCGTGACTGCGACTAAAAAACAGTGTCTTACCACGGCGCAACAGAACTTGTTCACTACCATCATGTCTATTAGGCGCTACCATAAAGGTAAATTTGGTCAACCTGGATGTTCAGTGGTGGTGACGAGGATACCAGTCAACACTCCACTAGAAGAAAAAAGACTAGCCTTAGCTGAAGCTGCGCGATTAGCTAAGGGAAAATAAAGGAGAGTGATAATTATTATGAATACTATTGACTTTTATAAATTTAAGGAGTATCGTAGGAACTACGAACAACCAATGAAAGGAACTAGCAAATGAGTAAATTAGGACAAGCCTATCTTGAAGCAACTCAAGATGATATGGGAACAGTAGAGGGTACACCAACAGTTGCCGCTGAGTTAATTAGAGGTTTAATCAAAGATAACGATTTAACTATGAACGAAGCAGCTACTTTGGGTTGGTCAATCCATGAAATAGATACAGCAGCTAATCGTCTGAACGCCTATGGGGGTGATTTAAGCCCTATTAGCTCAGACCTTGACATTATTATCGCTAAACTAACTAAGGTGGCTGAGAAAGCCTCACGAAAGGCCTAATATGTTTATACGTAAAGCTGACCTAATCGTTTTACTCGATGTCCATGATGATTTACAAACACTTATAAATTCAATTAACCGACTAGTCTACAAATTAGATGAAGATAAATTTGTAGATGTTAAACTTCCAAGTATTAAATCTGGTAAGTATTCTAAAAAAGGAGTTAAGTAATGAGTGGGACTCGTGCTGGAGGCGTTAAAGCCGCCGCGAAGAATCTAGCGAAGAACCCAAACTTTTACAAAGAGCTTGGCTCGAAAGGTGGCCGTCTAGGCCATACCGGTAGTTTTGCTGCTAACCACGAACTTGCTCGCACCGCTGGTACCAAAGGTGGTCGTACTTCAAGACGAACTGGTATTAAGAATGGTTTTGGTAAACCTCGTGTAAAAGCACCAATTGTTGACTTACTCTTTGACTCACCAGTTAAATCACCTCTTGCTGCTTTATGGGATAAACTTCGTGGATAATCTAGCCTCCGCCATTTACAACCAAGTCCGCGATAATAACGAGGAGCGGATATTCGAGCATTGGCACGCAAGTTCTATAGCAGACTGTCCGAGGGCGCATTATTTTAAGCGATTAGGTATTGCACCCTTAGAGCGTCCTGGGGCTGGTAAGATACTCCGCTGGCAAGCCGGACATTTAATGGAAGAAGTGTTACGACCCTTCCTCCTCGCCATCTACCCTGACCTAGAGAGCAATGTACGAGCAACCAGTAAAGAGCTAGATTTGACAGGTGAATGGGACAACTACTCTGCCAAAGAGAAAACGATTATTGAGATTAAAAGTGTTCACGACTTCGCTTTTGCCTATCAGAAAAAAGGAGTGAGTCGCTACGATATTAAAGGTGAAAAGCCCTACCTCAACCACGAACTACAAAATCACTGCTATGTGAAACTACTACGAGAGGCTGGAAAGGAAGTAGATTTCATCACTTATGTCTACATCACGTTAGACGGCCGTATAGCCACCTATAAGACGAATGTGAATGACGAGCTACTATTGAACGTAGAACGCCGCCTAGAAGCTCTCAATGAGGCGTGGAGGACAAAAGTACCACCTGCCTGTATATGTCTCCAAGAAGACCACCCACTATACAAAACAACCATGCAGTACTGTGGTTGGAAAAATGGAGATAAGTGCTGCGAATTAAGTAATATAAAGGAGAAATAATAATGTCAGTAGAACAGAAAATTAAACTAGGTGGTATCAAAGTTATCTTTGCTAACCTAGTTGACGAGGGATTTGGTCGTAGTATCACTATTGATGCAACCGAAGATAAAATTAAATCAGCCATCACTAAATGGGTTAAAGAAAATAACATCGGTAAAGGTGAAAAAGCCGGAAATCCTAACTTTAAGGAATATGAAAAAGATGGTAATAAAACTATCCAGTATTCATTCAAACTTAACGACTATTCTAAAATCGCTGGTCTAAACGGTTTAGATGAGAAAAGCCTCGGCTTTGGTGCAACTATCGCCCTTATAGCCCAAACATTTGAATATGACAATAAGTTTGGTAAGGGTACTTCCGCTAGTGTATCGGCCGTTCTTGTAGAGAAAGGAGCACCAACTGGGTCTGATTCTGACTTAGCTGACCTTATATCTGAACATGGCGAGCAACCAACTAACGAAGACCAAGCCAACACCATGAGTGTGCATGATGACCCCACCCGTCCACTCACCCAACATGAAGTCCTATCACAAGATGTAGTGATTGATGACTTTGAAGAGGGTGAACCAGTAGATTTGAGCACAATTCCTTTTTAGGAGGATATGATGACTAAAGAAATACTTGAAAAAGCTATGAATTTTTCAGAAGAGCACAACCCCTATAGTAACCCTGACTTTGTAGCTATCCTTAGTAAATTAAAAAGCTACCATAAAGAGCTACTAAAAGGCAACGATAAGTTGGCTGACAACCCAGTATTAGCTGGTGAATATCAAGGCAAGTTACGTTTAGAGGTTAGCCGGTTATTCAAGTACATGAATGAATACATCGACCTCCAAGTTGAAACAGGTGGTTTATATGCCCGTGAACGCCAACTGGAATATAAAGCTGGTATTGAGTTAGGTAAATCGCCCAGCGCTGCTGAGAAGCACGCTAGTGAGGTCACACGGGTCATTGCGGCTAATGAAGCCATCGCAAAACTACGGATCCAACAAATTAAAAATGAGTATGACCGCTATAACTCTATTGCGATATACTTAGCTACGAGGATGAAAGAATTTCAATCTGAACGCATGATGGGTTGATTCAAATAAACAAAATGTTAAAATAGGGGCATGCAATGAATATCACGTTACTTTCTCAAGTTCCAAGCCAAAAAAACAGCAAGATTGTCGGCACTAATAGATTCACAGGAAAAACTTTTGTCACAAGCAATCGCATCGTTAAGGACTGGCAGGAAGAAGCTGCCTGGCAACTCAAAGCTGAAGCGCTAGTAATTCCTGGTAAAGTGGTAATTGACTATACTTTCTATATGAAAGATAAGCGTCGTCGAGACCTTGATAATATGGTAGCAACTGTGAACGATGCGCTAGTTAAAGCTGGAGTTATCGAAGACGACAGCTGGCAGTTATTAGAAATTGGTGGTGCTCGTGGTGAGTACGACAAACTAAACCCTAGAGTAGTTTTAAACTTCTATGAGGCTGAGTGATTATGAAATGGAATGGATTGAAACGTCTAAAAAATGGAAGGCCGCTAACCCCTGCGACTTCGACGGTTACTGGTACTGCGTTATTGGCGGCGGGGCACTCACAGACGGCCAAGGTGATGCAATGGGGGGACTTCGACTCAATCTTGGGCACGACATATCGCGTGCCAGAGATAGTAAACAGATTCACAACCTCAGAAATATCAGACCGATTTGCCCAAAACATAACCGCGAGCAAGGCAGCCTCAGTTTTGAAGAATATCGAGCTAAGAGCCCTTCAAAAAGATGCGGAATCTGATAATATCTAAATAATAAAACCCCTATAGATGGGGTTTTATTAAAAATATAATACTACCTTAAATTAAGGCAGTTCGGCCGCTAACAAAGAATAGTAAACCAAATACCACACCAGCGGCATAAGATACACTGACTAAAATACCACCGATTAGAGGTACGATAGGCATTAACAGTGTTCCAGCCAGCCAGCAGATGAAGGCTACGATGATTCCAACTAGGATTGATAGGATTATTCGATTGAGCACGATGTGCCTTTCTTTTAAATTATATCTTTAGTGTACTACTTATAGAACTTGCTGACAATCTTAAAAAGTAATTGATAGTAGATACTAGATATTTGCTGTCTCATTCTGCGCTCCAAGATAAGGGGACATAATCTTCACTAACAGATATTTCAGCCAGCGCCTCATTATAGTTTTTAACCATGTCTGCGCTAACTGTGGTCTGAAAATTACGTTGAGGATAATCGTTCTCTATCATATACTCGGCTAATTTCTCAAAGCCTTTTGTAAACTTAAATATTACAGTGTTAAGTGGTTCATCTTCGCAATATATAAAGTCGTACAGCGCTAAGTCGCCCATGTGACGGACTAGCTCCGTACTCATTCTAGTAGCAAGGTATTCTTCGCCCTCGGGCAGCGCAAGCCTCGCATAAGGCTCTGCGTCCATGTCGTCGGGTTGCCAGTGTAAATCTTCGCCACTCATGTCTGCGCTCCTTCAAATGATAGACGTTCGAGTTCAGTATCTATCGCTTCGATTTTAAGATTGATACTATCACGTTCGGCATCTAGGTTAATGCGGTATTGGCACAACTCAGCCCTATAGTCGTACAGGCTTTTGGGTTTTTCAATTATTGATTCTTTTTCCATTAGTACACTCCTCTAAGTACTAAATCAAACATCATAATCAACGCACCGGCACAAATGGCTAGTAACGTAACACCAATTACACCAACCGTTATTAAAATCATTTTATCGCCCAGTTTCATATTGCCCCCATATCTATTATTAGTTTATCTTCTCGGCCACCTAGCATTTCATATGCCCTATCAACTGCTTCTCTTGCTAGGTCTAAAGGTGTGTAGGTCGGGTGTTTATACGAGCCGGTGCGGATATTGCCGTTTTGCTGCATCTGGTCTTCGATAAAGTCTCTAGCCTGATACGGTGTTGGCATCTTAGGTGGGCCAAAGCGTTCGTGTAGGATTGCGTGAGTATCAATCATCATAGCAGTCTGTAAGGCATCGAGATTTACAAAGGTTCTAAACAGTTGATTGCTTAAATACCACCTGTGATAGAACTCAAGATGGTGTTGGTTCATGTTATTTATATTATCTGGGTTCAAACGACTATCGGGTAGGACGAGATTATTAACCTCAATCGCCACACCATCTATTGTTGGGTAAGGATTCTTACAAATATCGGCTGATTCCATATTCATATTAGAGCCGTAAGACCGCCGCTGCTGTTTATGGTGTTGATGTTTGCCCTTGTGCATTTTGTCTCCTTTTAAACAAAAAGCCACCCTATTAAAGGTGGCTAATTGCGTTGATAGTCATGTCAGCAGCCCATTCCTATAATGCCGTCGTCTAGTCCGGCATTACGAGAACTATTGTGGATTGGTAGGGCTTTCATGTTCTTATCTGTGCTTTCTGAGCTTAGAGTACTATTTATTTTACGTTAAATCAATAGCTTTATATAGAATTAAAAACCATTTGGATTAGTCGGGTTATTCAAACCAGACAATAGGTTAATGATAGCTACGATAGCTGCATCAACTACTTGGACTGATTGTGCTATGTCTGGGATGAAGAACACGATTACACCAACAATAGTTGCTAGAATCTGTATGATGACTACTGGACTTTTTAATCTTGACAATACATCTTGCATTTTTTTATTTCTCCTATTTTCTTGAATCTCTTTAATATATTTAAGTATTTCGGTTTCGATTTTATATAGTTCCCTTGCGGGGTTTGGTTTCGCTTTCTTCATACTTCCTTTCGGTTAGGTTTATCTCTTTTGAATTAAACTTATTATAAATATAATTATCGCACAAATTAACAAAATATGGATTAAACCACCTGCCACATTAAAGGCAAAGCCGAATAGCCAGATGACTAGGAGGATTAGGAGTATTGTTGTAAGCATTTATTGTTCTCCTTCTATTTGAAAATAGAGGTTATTTTATTCATCAGGCTAGTTAGCAAAGTAAGGATTTGTTTGAGAATGGTATTATTCTCCAGGGCGAGGGTGTACTCTTTACTGTCAGCCACAGGGACTGCTACAGGAGGCTTTGGAACGATAACAACTGGAGGTACAGTGAGTACTGGTGGGGCAACTGGTGGAGCCACAACTACAGGAGTAGGAGGGGCAACAGGAGTCTTAGGTGTTATGTCACCACCCTTACCCCACTCAACGGGTGCCGAGAACTTGGTATAGCTCATACGGTCAATTCGGTCAACATCATAGTTGCCAGGACAGGTGGTATTGGCAAAGTTCTTGTGCCAGTAGAGTGGGATGTCACCGTAAGCACTTCTAATGTCAGCCACTAGTTCAGCAATTACATCATAGTCTTCATCTCGACAGCGTGGGTCACACTCGATTGAAACTGTCCACGGATTAGCAGAGTTAGAAGCCCATGCGCTATCATCGGGACTAACAATACAGGCAACGCGGCGTCTCGTACCAGTGGCGACGTAGTTAGCCGATGAACTGCCACCTGCGCGACACAGGTAGTCAACCACACCCTCAAAGGTTGGGTTGGTATTGGGGTCGCCCCACCAGTGAATGACGATGCCTTCAACTGAACGATTACGTCCCCAAGTAGCCATCGTCTGACTAGCTGGGGTGTAATTGGGTGAATTGCGGTCGGTGATGTAGTTATATGACATATAGTTCTCCTTATGTTACTAGGTTAAATAATACGCCGAGTAGTGCCACGATGGTGGCCGTGACGGTGATAGCCGAGATGAGTCCCGTTTTGGTCGTTTGCGAGCCTTGGGTAACCCCTTTTTGCGCTGACACATAACTAACCAATGGGGTAAGTATGGCTTCCATCTTAGTTTCTAAACTGCCAATAGCTTGATTAACAGTTTGGGTAACAAAGGTGTTAGTGGCATACAGATTTTTATCACCGCTACTTCTATTGATAGCGTCAGTAGCAACAACTATTTTATCGTCTAGCGCCTTATGATTAGCGGCATATTCGGTACGAGGTACTAATTCTCCAGTTTTGTTGGCTAGTTCAGTTATAGATTTAGTCACGGCATCAAATCTTTTTTCGGTAGCGATTTCTCCCTTACTAACGACTTCTTTTGCGGCTAGAAAAGCAGCAGTAACAGCCTTTTCTTGACCGACTAGAGCCGTTTCGACAGCTTTTTGATTATCTGCAAACCTTTGGTCTACCGATTCTTTCAGGGTTTCTACAGTCCACCCACTATTAAGTATAGTATCAGGCATATGCTAGCCTCTGAGTCGTCAATTTCGTAGGGTCGTTTGGGGTAGTGTCGGTCATTGGGTTAATTCTTTCCTTTAGGGTTTGTCATCATACTAGCTCCACCGTTAGTGATGGAAATTGCGTTGCCGAACCGTAAACAGTAAGTGTTCCCGCAGCACTTTGCGAGAAGGATGCTTTATATGTATGGACGCCAGCGGACGGAGAACCCTTATATGATACCGTTGAAGCCCTCCTAGAGCCACCATTGAGATTTATCTGGTCACTATTAAGTGTTGTGGAGCTTTCTCTAATATAGAAAGACCCATCTATGGCTGCGCCTGTTGCGGTTTCAGATGGAGTGCTTAGGACGATACGTACAGACCTGTCGGCAGGTACGTTTACTGTGGTACTTAGCCCTGTAATATCTACAATACCTGGAGTGGTAGTCGTTGTTACATTACTCGTTATCTTGCTATACCCAAGTATCTTACGGCTTGGGTCTCGTGGACAGATGAGATTACCCAGCGAGTCAGTTCCGGTATATGCAATACTCGACGCAATAGGCAATACTCTATCTGCTTGTCCTTGGTTGACTGAGGCGGCGGCTGCGATACTTGAAGCCCCAACAACTACAATCCCTAATCGTATATGTGAAGCTGCGAGTGCTGGTGAGGCGGCGTTTGTCGTGGTATCTGTATAATTAATAACCCCGTCTGTGCCTACATCTACATATACATCGTTTGAAGCCGTGAATGAACGAGCCGTAACAGCCGAGACGGCGATACGAACACCATCTATATAAACTACTCCTGCTGTCATTGAAGCATTACGGGTTGAGGCGTAGGCATCACCTGACCAGACACAACCAGAGGCGACGAAATCAAAGAAAGTATCAATCGCACGAGTTACTGGTTTTACTTCGGTTGACATTTGAGTGTCAGTAATAATCCCCGAGGCAATAACCGTAGCAACATCAACTGCACCAGCTTTTAGGGTACCGTCTTGGTCGGCGTGAACTGCAATACCTTTACTTATCATAGCGATATGAGTAGCAGTGGCATAATCTACGACAGTTGCACCTAATACGTGAGTCTGATTAGTTCCTGCTGTCCAAACTACAGAGGTAATTTGAACACCCGAGGTATCAACAATACCCGTGAAGGTTTGTTTTTTAGTTGAGTCTGTTGGGTCGATAACTAGAACTACAGGCAGGCCATTGGTATAACCAGCTACCGAGTTTAACGTAACAGTCGCAGCGCCAGAGGCGACTGAACCTGCTGTCGTAGTCGTAAAACCGTTCTCTGCATCGGGGAAGAAATTAGAACTCAATCCGGCTACAGACGTACTCATGATTTATTGCCTTTAATTTTCATATGTTTATTTTCCTTTTATTTTAATTTCATTATATCAGTTTAAGTAGTTCTGTCTAGACGCCAACTTCTTGGGAGACCAGAATTAGTCTGTGTGCCCCAGGTCTGAAGTGTACGAAGCACATAATTGGCGTCTAATGAATTAGTTGTAATAATCCATTGAACTGCGTTTAGCTCTCGTCCTACCCTGAAATATCGTTTGACTGATGATTCAGAGAAGGTATCAATAGCAGTTGAAGTATCGTCCCATAGGGTCGTATCCCATAAGAAGGTGTCCCAACCAGTCGTGCTTAAAATAGAAGTAACTGTTGCCGTACCCTGAGATGTAAAGCCCCTTCCTCTTTCCAGCCCCACTAATTCAATACTAATCTCGCCAGTAGGGTTAGAAAATTCCATCTCCGCCTGTTCTGTCCACTGGAACTCAAACCTATTCTTTGTAGTAGGGTAAAGTCCAGTTTTTAGAACAGAGATGAATGCTGTTCCATAATCACCCTGAATACTGGTGCTAATTTCACTTAGCTGAGTGTCCCCAGGCTTGAAAGCAAGTAATTTTGGTGAGTTGGTCGTCGTAGTGTAACGGAGGAATTTCTTAAATCCTAGCGTAAAGGCAGTTGGTAGCCACGCCTTACGCTCTGTATCAAACACCATCGTCGTATTATTCGTGGTTGAGCCAATAGGCACAGAGAAATACACTTTTGCATCGAAGTAGACAGAACAGATACTAGCCTCTCCTGCAGTACTAATAGCTTTAACACTTGGTCGAATATTAGCACTGGCCTCATCGGTTGAGAGGAGGTTAAGGTACTGTGCCCTAGAACCGAGGTTATAAAATGCCTGAGAGTTATAGAACATATAATCATTTAGGACATTTACCAGTGACCCCGGAGACGGTGTCCCACGAGAACCAGGAAGTTTGTAGGCAGAAGGGACGGTGATTGAAATATCCCCGATTGTCAGAATATCTAGGCTCATTTGTAGTACACAGCCCTGACCGTCAGCACTATCGCAAAAGACGGTGGCATAAGGGGTGCCTTTTCCATCTCGGTAATCAATCACTTGAATAGGCATATACTTACCGCCAGTAGACCAGTCGAGATAGCCACCATCATAAGCACCCGAAAATGCCCCGTAAGGAGGTTGACCAGAACTGAACCAGATACGATATAAGTTTACTGTGTCTCTGATTCCATACATTCGGGAGCCGACGTTAACTAATTCTTTAACTAGTGGTCCTTGAGCAGTCGAGGCGGTCGGGGCAACCGTGGAAGGTACGGGAATACTCGACCCATCATCAACAAAATCAGCTGTGGCACCGACAGCGCCGGAAGGGATAGAATTCAAATAATAGAAGTTTACATTATCTTCACTTAGGTATATATCCCAGCGAGTTTGTCCTGTCACAGATATAGGGGTGGTAAGCGTTACAAAGTTAGTTCCAGCTACCCATGTATTACGTGAGAGGTTAGTTGCGACTGTCCCTGTATTGACCGCTGAGGCTATCGAGAAGCCAACGGTATTTACTCTGGATGCCTTGTAGTAGTAGTTAATACCACTCCCAGCTAAGCCCGTCTCGACAGCAGAGGGAGCGGCGGGGGTCGCAAGGGTAGTATATTGCGTTAAAACGGTTGTTCCATCGTAAAGGGTAATAACATCTGTTCCATTGGTGATATAAAGGAAACTGTTGTATTGATTCATTTCAATATCAAGTCCAGTAGTTAAGCTTGCGCCAGTGCAGGCAGTCCAAGTAGTTCCGTCATTTAGCGACCGATAGACCACTGTCCCAGCCGTTATAACGAGATGGATAGTGCCAGCAGCATCAAAATAAGACACACCAGTGATGGCTAGGCCGTTAGGTGCAGCCGTGCCAAACCAACCCACTCCAGGGCGGAGAGATGGTTGTCCATCTTCTACTAAGAAAAGGTTATCAGCTTGCTCCAATGCGTCCTTAGGTAGACGAGATTTATCTATAAGTGATATCACACCTTTTTTGAAGTTACCTAGTGTCAAATATGATGGTGTGGCAAAGTTTGTTGGTAGATTGTTATCAATCTGAAGAGGCATTACGACCCCCAGACACTTCCGCTATTATCTGGTATTGTTGGGGGATTAGCCCAGTTACCACTGTTGTTATCCAGTTGCATCAAACGGATAGTATTCTCGCTGTCTTTAAGTGCGGAGCTATAGTATGGGTTACGTGCTGCCCTGAACTGCATAGCCAACATTCTGTGAACTATAAAATACGGATTAGCCATCTCAGTGGTTGAGGCGCCAGTTGTAAAGTTGGTTGGGTTCTTGTAGTACACATAATCAATGTCTAGTCCGTTCAAAGCAGAAGTTGGAGCGGGGTTGATGTGGAGTTTATAGCCCCTTGAAACGATATTGTAGGTAGTTGAGGCAACTGTTTGTGAAACACTTACTGTCAGGCTTGTCGTGCTTCCAAAAGCGGTAATGGTAGCGCTCTCGCCTGTAGCGAAGACGAACTCCATACCTACCATAGTTGCCGTCCAAGTCGTGCCTGAGCCTGTAATAGTCGTAGTTGACTGGCTTGCTGTACCTGCTGAGTAGTAGTTAGGACTGGAGGTAAAGTAACAATAAGTACTGTTATTATCTTTGAACTGGACTTCTTGAGGTTCTATAATTGGATAGCTTTGGACTGTGTTACCGCTAGAATCTTTGACTTTAACAAATCCTCCAGCCTCTCGGAAATTAGTAGGAGCTGAGTAGATAGTGGTACTTGTTGATATTGTCTGAGTACCCGAGCCATCTGTCTGATTAGTATCGAATAGTTCGCGCCAATAGGTAGCATCATAATTAGCCCAGTAGTTGACGGCTTCGTTAGCCATACGCATACCAATCGTATATTCGTCATCTGTAGAGGAAGGCACATCGCTATCAGCCCTGTAAAGGGTGTAGTATTGCTGGAAGATTTCGTCGAAGTCTGTTATGTGTGACATTTTTTGTTTCTTTCTTTTTGTCTAACTTTATTTTATCATACGAGTGACTTTTTGATACTCACCTTTGGTTTACTTTTTACAGCGACTTTAGATTTGCGGAGAGGAGATGAATTACTTTTAGCTTTTATGGCAGCAGGGGCTTTCCCTCCCGCATTTATAGAGACTGCATACTTATAGGCGTTTAGGGTAGGGTCGGTTTTCTTAAAACCGCCACCATATCCACCACCAGAACTTTGGGTGTAGGCCGTATAGCCATTTGCAGTTCCGGCAGCACCCTCGGTCGCTGCTAGACCCCTATTGGCACGTTGGTTATTTTGCCAGTTATCTATAGCTGCGAAGTTATCCTGCATCGCTTGCCAAGCGGCAGGGTTGGCTTTAATAAAGCCAGAACGTGCACCAGTTCCCTTTGGAAGACTTGAGTAGTAATCAAGTGTTTTCTGTAGTTCAGGTGATGTCACTGGGTAAGGGTTATCGGGAGAATTAAACTTATCTATCGAGGCTTGTAGACTTGCCACCTTTGTTGTATCACCGGCAGTCTGGGCATCAGTTAATTGCTTTGCGATACTATCTTGAACATTCTTGAAGTATTGACTCTTATCAGTAGCGTATGTTGGATACCAGTCTGTATTATATAAGGTGCTTAATTGAGGGTCTTTCGCACCTGGAGGAAGGTTATCGTGCTCTAGAACCACTTTTACTTGTTCTGGGGTCAGGTCAAATAATGGGTTGCCAAACCCGCTAGTTGTACGACTTTTTTGGTCTAGCTGTTTATCGGCAGCAAAGACCTTAGGATAACGATTGTATATGTCAAGACGAGCGGCAGGGTTATAGGTTGAATCCATCTCTGAGATAGTATCGCCCAAGAAGTTTTTACTAGAAGGATGCAAGGAAGTAAATGCAGCCTGTTCATTTTGGTTTAATCCTGTTGTTGCAATTTTTAAGTTGTCAAAATATTTAGAACCGGCCGAAGCATTGGCATTGTCTATTCCTTGAGCCGAACCAAAACTCTTCTTATACCCTTCGGCAACTGATTGACCACCAATTTGGTCTTTAGAGATAGTCCCCATATTAGCCTGAGCTGTATCTATTGCATTTAGTCCTTGTAGGCCAACAGTTCCCGCAATGTCCTTCACAGCTTTCTCAACCCTGACTGGCGAGACGCCGAATAAATCACCGACTTGCCTAGCAGTACCAGAGGTAGAGTTATAGGCTTTTTTATTCTCAGCAATGGGATTGCCCTGTGCATCGGTCGCTTGTTGCATGTAATCGGGTACAATTTTATTACCGCTAAATAAATCTTGGTTAGCAGCTTGTTGCACAAAAGGTTTGGCAACCTGAGGAATAAACGACCCTGCGAATGCTCCTGGTGACTGCACGTTAACTGGTCCTCCTACAGCTTGTAGAATATCTTGGGCCATCTTTGTGTAGTCAGCTGGTTTATCTTGGGCAAAAGCCTCCATTGACCGTCTAACAGGCATAAAAACATCTTTCCAACCTGGGGCTAGTGGAATTTTGATAACGTCATACGAACCATCTTTATTCTGGGTAGTTCCGGGAGGAATTAAGATTAAATTATTATCTTTTTCATATTCAGGGATATTGTTATAAATCGCAGCCGTCTGTGGGTCTGATAAGTTCCAAGCAGTTGCGGCAGCCAAAGGTACACCGATAAGAGCCGTTGCAGTCACGCTTGATTTAATCGGGTGTTTAGATAGGGTTCGACCCATCTGACGGACACCCTGTGTGGCTGGGTTCCAATACGGAATAACAGTGTTAATAGTACGGCCCCAGGTTCCAGCCCTACCGAAGTCTACTGAGTTCTGCCAAGCAGCCATAGCAGCTTTCTCACTGGCTTGCTCGGGCGCTAGTCCGGCCTTAATTGCCGCTTTATACGTTCCACGATAGTTTTGGAAACGAGTTGACTTCTCGGTGATAGAAGCGATATTTTCAAGACTTCTAATTGGTGCTTTTAGGGCTTGCCCAACACCGACAATTTTTCCTCCACGGATACGGTTTATCACCTGATTGGTATTCTTCACGTTGCGAGTTAGGTCAAAGCTTGTCGTGTCGCCATAGTGTCTAAGGAAGTCTTGATAGATGGGATTATGATTCATGCCCATTGCATCAGTCGTAGCATTGAATAGACCACTAAAGAACGACCGAGGATTATGTGTCCCTATGAGGCGCTCAGAGTTAATCGCTGTACCAACTTGGTCTTTTAGGAGGTTACGGGCAATAAAGACCGGGTTGAGTCCCGTAATACCAGCGCGAGCAATTCGTCCCGGAGCGGCCGCAATACGCATAACAATATTCATACTATAGGGGTTTATATTATCTATAGCCTGTTTAATCTCAGGGGACACCCTATAATACTCTACTTTTCCATTACGTAATAACTTAGAGACATTCTGATGTCTAGCGGCAGCAGAACTGTTTAATTTCTCGGCAAGACCATTCTTACGCAGAGAATCAAGTAGTTGTGTACTTGTCCTATTTTTAGCAGCTTCTCGATAGATTTGTTGAGTATAGGTCGCAGCTGTTTCTCCAGCTGGTAAAATATCTCGTTTAGAGCCGATTCGTTTCTGGCTCATAATAGTACTGCCGAGTGAATACCCATTCCCCTTACCCGAGTTGACAGATAATAAATCGCCCATGTCTCGCTGAATACGAATGTAGTTATTATCTGCTTTATATCTATTCAAGGTAGCAGTATCAATCAATCCATTTTGATGAGCAAAATCAGCTAACCCTTTATAGTGTTGGTTTAGAGCGTCAAAACGAGCACCGTGAACTGCGTCACCCTGGGATATAATTGCTTGTAATGTTTCTATTGGTTGACTTAGTGGTGTACCTTTTTTGGCACTACCTAACTCCGTTTTGGCGTTGGAATATTTACTAAAGTCGGCATATTCACGCTTACTAAGCCCTCCAATAGCGTCAGTTAGATTCTGGGACGACCTTAGTGCGACGTTAGCAGTGGCATTTGAGCCACGTTGCATATTGGAATTGTACATAAACTTATCAACCAGACCTTTTTGACCTGTTTGTTTTTCGATACTTCTTAATTCGTCTAAAATTACCTGGTCAGCATCAGATAACCCCCGCTTAACTTCTTGTAGGGCACCATTTTTAGCAGGTGTAACGGGTGTTTGTGGTATTTTATTGGTAACGATAGGGGTATCTAGTGTCTTACTTACTTGTGGGGTAGAACCTGAGGTAGTAGCAGTCTGAACATCAGTTTTTAAAGCTACTTTTGGCTTGACTAATCCTTTAATAAGTGTAGAACCGCCGCCTATAACTCCGGCTAGACCACCCGCAACAAGACCGCCTACTCCAGCATTAGTAGCTACATCAAGAGGTTGAGTGTTTACTCCTCCCTGACTACCAGCACTTAACGCACCATACCCAGCACCAATCGGGGCATTCTTTAGAAACTCTTTACCAGCATTGGCCCCCACGTTTTTAACAATTTGTCCAACTGTAGGAGCTATCGCATCTTTTACAGCACTAGCAACGACCTTACCGCCACCAAGAGTAGCAAGATTTATAAAAGTTAGAGCGGCATCAGAGGCTACCTTAACTGGGTCTTTTTGGCTAAATTGTGTGGTAGCAATCTGTTGACCTTTTACTACAGTGTTAAATGCATCGCTATTTTGTTTAGATTGTTGATTATACTGGTCTAAAGTTATTTTGCCATTATCAAATGCAGACTGAATATCTTTTGCTCTTGCATCGTGAAGAGGTTTTATAGTTTCTACTGCTTTATTTGCCCCCTGTGTTTTTCCATACTTAAAGAGAGTATCAACTACATTTACAGCACTATCTATACTTGGTTGGACTAAGTTTTTATAAGTATCACCACTAAAGTCTATGAGATTTTTAGTTATACTAGGGGTAATAGCTTGTGACGGTTTGGGTAATTGGATATTAGTTTTCTGAATAGGACTTGCAAAATTAGGTTGTATATAACTTGGTTGGGGTCGAGTAGCTACAATTCTCTGCGACTGTTGGTCACCTTGTTGTGCTAGGTTTTGACGAAGTTGATTCTGGTTGGTATTAGTTGCCCTCGTATAATTTTCGATGGTAGTTTTATTAGCACCATTATAGAAGTCAAAGCCCTTGTCGGCTCTCTGTACCATTCGGTATTGAGGCTGCTGTGGTTGGGGTACGTTAAAGAAGCTTTGTATGTTCTGCTTCTTAGGAATTTGGAGTACCACGAGAGCCTCCTTTATGCGAAGCTTTGTTTATTCTTGCTGTTGTAGGTGAAAATTGGTAATGTCGAAGCCGATGGACCAGTTCCCTGCATTTGAGCAGGAGCCTGAGTAGTGTAATTAAAGAGGTTAGGGTCAGCTTGTCCAGCAGACAGTCGAGTGTTGGCACTAGCAATGTTTGTGCCCCTATCGGCCGCTTTAATACCGCCAACACCACTTCGGAGTTGACCATCGTATTGACCGAGTTTACCAAGGACTTGCTGACGGACAGATTCTTTTTCTTGTTCGATAGCGATTCTATCTGGTAATGAAGCATTTGCCATAGCAGCATCAAGTTGTGCGAATTGGTCACGGGCAGAGGCAACAATACTATTAACATTCTGTTCAATCTGAACCTTGAACTTATCTGGTGCTGCGGCTTGGTCTTCACTCAAGTACTTCTGCTCAAGTCCGATTGTGTCTGCATTCTGAGCAAATTGATTACCAACCTTAGACATTTGTCCTTGCCCTAGCTGGGCGTAGGCGTTAGCAATAGCCTGAGCAGCAGAAGAGGAACCAGCATTACCCTGGGCAAGTCGGACACCACCAGACTGAACACCTCTACCAATCATAGACAAAATATCTCGTCCACCTTGAATACGAGAGCTTTCATTCTGCACATTCTTCTGGTCAATGCCTTCTTGCGCACGGGTGAAGCCCTTGATTGTATCTAAAATGCTTTGTCCATAGCCACCCTGCAGATTAGTAGCCGCATCATTAGCTGTGCCGTAGATGTTAGCTTTTTGGTTATTAAAACCCGCCATGAGTTGGGCGTTAGCAGTAGCCTTAGCTTGAGCTTGTTGCTGAGCATAGGCTTGTTGCTGATAAATCGCATCACCGCTACCATCTCCACCGCCGCCGCCACCTGCATAAGTTGATGGGTCAAAGTATGAATTATTAAATACAGGCTGTGCGTTAGCATCATATTTGACACCAAGCCAATTTACGCCATTATTAGAACCTGGCGCACTAGAGATTGCACCAGCACTAGTTGGCAATTTATATGTTACGGGTTGATTAGAGCTAACGCCACCGTTAGCTTCTGTCCAGCCCATTTCAGGAGTTGCAACACCAACGCTATGTAAAACATTAGTTATATTCTGCAAACTATCCGCTAGAAATGTCATTTTATTTTCTTATCCTTTTTGTGTTTTATATATTTGTGTATCTAATTTGTCTAATATCATAATAACGCCAGTAAGCGCAATAGTAAATAGTAAAAATATGACTATTATCCTTTTGCTCTGCCCTATTAGGCGTAGTAGTTTATCCATATATCTAGCGTAGCCGCCGCTACCCCTGCGGTTATAATATCAATTCCACTAGTCATCTTAATTGGAGTTTGGAAGTTCATCATGCTAGGGGTAGTTGTAACGGCTACGGTCGTGAACCCGTTGACTAATTTTAAAGGAGTACCCTGTTTATCTTGAATTGTCAGAGTTGAGGTTGTACCACCTATTTCGGAACTGATAGTAATAGACGATATGTAGGCTGTAGACGCAATCGGCGTGGTGGTTGTATTGGTGGTAAGTCTAACAGAATAGGTATTTAGAGCTGTTCCAGCTGGGCCACTAATAGTTATATCATTGTTAGTTCCTAAATTAACCAGCATTCCATCAGTAGAATTACCCGGTGCTCTATCATAAGCCACTCCATCCCACAATCTATTTGCCACAGAAGCAATCCCGGAAGTTACGTTTTCTCCATAGGAGGCATCATCTTTAAGTTGAGCATTAGTTCCCTGTAGGACAATACCACCTATGGCATTTGTTCCTGATGGCAGGGCACCAACAATATCAACTTGCATCTCTGTACCAGCTATGGCATTGTCTAAAGTTTCTACAGCAGTTTTTATAGCGGCTGAGTTATTCTCCGTTACCGTTCCTGATACTGGGACTGGTGTGGCTCGTAGTTCGGTATCTGTTAAAGAATTAGTTTGTGGGGTTATTGAACTAAGGTTACTAATTCTAATAGTACCTGGTAACGGTTTCATTCTGGTAACATTTTCGATACTTAAGAGTTGGTCAGATATTCCCTTCCAGGCATCAAGTAAGGGGGAATAGTCATCTTTTTCAGGCATTGGCATCATCATCATGGCTTCTTTAAAGGCTTTGGGAATATCTACCTTAAGTACTTTTTCAATACCCTTTAAGTCCACCTCAGTGGGATTAAGATGGACTTGAGGAGCATCGACATTTACGATAGGCTTGACATCAATGCCCTTAATCGCCTTTGAGATAGCAGTCTCTAGTTTGTTTACCGCATCAATGACTGGTTTGTGGTCCATCGCTGGCATCTCAGGCATCTCTTTGTCTTTTAATGCCATTAGTGAATCTCGCATGTCCACTAACAGCGCACCCATCTCTTTAGAACTTTTAGTTCCTTCTTGCTTTTGGTTATCAAGAGCGGAAAGAATCCCCTCCGCCATGTCAGCTATATCTTTAAGGCTTTTAATCTGAGCGGTAGCCTGGTTATACGAATCTAATCGGTCTCTCTGTTCAGGAGTTAGTTTGCTTTTATCAAGTTGTGGTATATTGTTTGTTTGTTTCATTATTGCACCTTAATTAGATTTTATCACACGAATCGTCCAATACGAAGAAACTCTTCATAGTCAAGTATAACCGTGTAATCATCTATCCGAAGCAGGAAAATTCTATCTCTCACTGCATCGTCGTTTAAATCGTATTCAATACTGACTTTATGTTGCATTGAATAATCTTTTAGCACCCCTCGCTTTGAACGGTGCTGGTCGGTCGCAGAGAGGGATTCCTTTAATCCTTCTCGGTCTTTATACCAGACATCGTCTTTCTCTTGATGGGTGACGTCTCTCATTACATAACCTCAAAGATGGCATCTTCACGACACAGCCTAAACTCTTTACCATACGGAGTAGGGATAGAGGTGTACCTCTCAAAGAACACCTTATCGCCTGGTTTGCAGAAAGTAACATCATCTGATACTCGTTCTACAATCCCTGTTGGTAAATTTGAGACCCATTCTTCTTGAATAAAAATACCCGACTCGTCTTGAGTGGCAGGACTATCTACTTTAATTAAAATTAGGTGTGGTGCTAGCTTGCTCATCAGGCGCTCCTCTATCAATTATCATTGCTCCACTGGTCATCAAAAGCCCTGCCACCGTGATAGCCGTTTTGACACATTCAATTTCAGATTCAGCAGGGTCAACAATACCTCGTTCAACTAGGTCAATAACCCCATCTTCGGGGTGCATCACATCATACCCTTCACCCCAACCTGATAGTTGGGTAGGTAAAATACCTGCATTGTCGTATATCTTTGCCCTTAACGATGTTAGTGCAGTTACTAAAATACGACTTGCTACTGAATTATCATTAGTCCTTTCAATCACCGATGCAATCCCACCTAATAATGAACCACCACCAGGCACAATACCACCTCGTAGGGCTGCTCTGGAGGCTCCCACAGCGTCCTCATACCTATAGTGGCGTTCTTCTGCGTCTGTCTCACTCTGACCGCCTACGAAGATGCTAACCACCTTTTGCTCTAAAGTCTTCAGTCGGTCATCCGCGAACTTACGTCCCATTTTGGTTTTGTAGCTTTCGGCAAAGTCCTTTAGTGAGGCAATTCGCTCTTCAAAGTCCTCAGCTATTCGCTTGCCACCAATAATCACTGTCTCGCGTGGTTCGACTGTCACCTTATCAGCTCGTCCGAACTGGTCTAGGTTCGGCTCTTTAATCGTGTTACCGCTGTTACGAGATAAAACATTAGCCCCGCAAGCCACGGCTACATCAGACAAATACTCGGAATGGGCTTGGATATGCTCAGGCACTCGGGCGCAGGCAATTCGAGCAAAGCCCTTTAAGTGGTTCATAACTAAGTAGTTCATGGCATCGCCAGCAATATCGCTAGTAACAAGCAGAATATTCCTTTCGGCTTCAGGAAGGCTGGCAATTATCCTTAAAATGGGGAGTATATCCTCTTTATCTCGAAGTTTCGCATCAACGACAATCACATAAGGTTCAACAAGTTCTAGTTTCACCCCTGCACCCTGCATCAAGTAAGGACTGGCGGCACCGGCATCAATCTTAAAACCGTCAATCACCTCTGAATAAGTAGTCGAACTGTCACTAAAGCCAAGCATGATGGGCGTATCAGCTCCCGCCTGAAAGATAATCTTCCCCACTTCTTCACCAATTAACTTGCTACCACTAGAGACAGAGGCAACATCAATCAACTTCTTTTCAGTTATATCTTTATCAGTATGTTGGTTAATCTGGTCGAGGATAGTCTGCTGTAAGGCATCTAAAGCAAGCCGGAGTTTCATCGGGTTTTCATCCTGTTTAATTTGTGTAATAGCCTCTTTTAAGATGTGATAGGTCAGAACTACGACAGTGGTTGTGCCGTCACCCGTCGTGGCGTCTAGTTTCATGGCCGCTTCACGAATAACATCAATCGCCACGTCTTTAGCTTCATCATCATCTCGGACTAGTTTTGCAACTGTCACGCCGTCATGTGTCACACCTACTTTACGGCCATATTTGCGGAAAATAACATTCCCACCCCTCGGTCCCATAGTCGTACTGACTGCCTTATATAGTTTCTCTGCACCAGCTAAGATAGCGTCCAACGGGTCGCCATCTGTCAAGATTTCAGTAGTGATTCCCACATTATGCCTTTCGTCTAATTGTTTTACTTACTTTAAGTAAAACAAAAAGGCCCTGAATTTACAAGACCAATTTGCTTAGGTACAAGACTACTTCTTGGCCACGGGCTTCTTCTTGGCCCCGGGAGCTTTAGCCTTTTCTTCTTTGGCCGGGGCTTCTTCTCCGTAAGTTGGGCGCACAAAAGATGGCTCAGTGTGTGGGTTGTCTGGGCTGGCTATTTCGTTAGCCCTAAGCCCTGGGTTTAGTATTGGACTATCCTTCATATATTTTCTCCTTAGATTATGTTTTTATCGCCCGATACGCCAGCAGAGCCAGCGGCGGTTGATGTATTAACGGCAGCGACACCACGAACACCAGAGGCGAGTGTGGCTCCAGTAGCGGCTATATTACCACCGCCAGTTACAACCGTAGCTATCGAAGCATTATCAAAAGCGGCATTACGGGCGACCACTAACTGAGTAGTAGCGGCATTTGTAGTCGCAGTAACCTGCGAGTGTGCAGCTGAGGTTGATAGGTCGGTTCCTAAAGCACCAACTAATACCGTACCATTGATAGCATCTTTGATGACATCAAGTGTAACAGCGGCAGAAGTTTGGATTTTAATTTCATCAGCTACGGCAGCGACACCAGCGACCTCAGAAGTAACAACTGTACCCATGTTGGTTGAACCCCAAGCAAGGTGAGAACTTGTTTCTGAAAGCCTGAATCGGTTAGCGACCGTACCATAATCGCGAGCTTCAACTAATTGAGTCGTAGCAGCATTAGTTGTGGCGGTTACGAGTGGGTGAGCGGTTGTACCAACTGAGTATTCAGTTCCTATCGTGCCACCAGCTGCGTTAATGGCAATCTTTAGGTTATCTAGGGCAACAGCGGCAGAAACACCAATAAGGACTTCGTTACGCTGTACTGGGTTAGAAAGGGCTGTCTTAAAGGTGTAAGTAACACCCTCAATTCCTACCGTATCTCCATCAGCAGGAGCTGTTGCATCACTAGTAATCAAACCAGTAGCTTTTACTCCAGTGAGGGCTGTTACAAATGTATACGTTCTATTACCAATCGTGACTGTATCGGCTGCAGCTACATCTGCGCCCGCAGTAGTTAATGTAGTAGAACCTAGAGTTTCTGTGTAGGTTGTACCGTTCTTTTCGAGGTACAAAATCTTTTGCTCAAATTTGCTGTCATTTGGGTAATTAGAGGCGGTTAAACCGACTGCATTACCCCGTATTACTAGTTCGTTTCGTTGTGCCATATAAGGCTCCTTTTTATTATGTTTATTTGTCTAAAGAGGTATCTTTTATATAGCGATACTCGAACCCTGACTTCTCAGGTCTTTTCTCTGCTTTAGAGTACTTTTAGTATATAACTATCGCCAGTTTATTTCAATGCTGTGTTCTGTAGATGTAGCACTATCGGTAAATAGTCGGTCAGCTGTACTAAGCGCCCACGATATTCCATTATCGAACCGTAGCGAGTCATCAAAGTGTCGAGTATCTAATTGTAGAACCCCAGGAAGCGCACCAGTAATAGGAGTAATCGGCCATGACCTAATCAATCCGCCGTTACCTGCACCAGAAGCTAGTGTAACTGCTCCCCATGCTAAATGAGAAGAGGTCTCTAGTGTGGCAATAGTATTCCCAGCAACACCAGGTTGACGAGCTTGTATAACTTGAGTAGTAGCAGCATTAGTGGTAGCAACTACATCTGGGTGGGCTACAGTACCAGTCGAGAACTCGATACCCGCACCACCATAGTTACCAGTACCACCATTGGCGTTGATAGCAAAACCTAAGTTATCTAGTGCTATAGCGGCCGAAGCTCCAATAAGTACCTCATTGGCAACAGCGGCAGCACCAGCAGCAAGAACCGTGCTGGTCCAAGATAGGTGAGAACTCGTCTCTGAAGTGCCAATAGAATTACCAGCAGTCCCAGGAACCTTAGCAACTACTATCTGAGTTGTGTCAGCATTAGTTGTAGCTGTAACGGTTGGATGAATTAACGTATTAGACGAATAAGCAGTACCAGTTGTATCTGTTAGGTTGATAGCCGATTTAAGGTTATCAAGAGCAACGGCAGCGGACACGCCAATGAGAACTTGGTTGGCGACATTAGGGATTGTCAACGCAGTCTTATAGGTATAAGTGGTTGAATCAATAGTAACTGTATCTCCATCTGAAGGTGCTGTGGCATCACTTGTAATTGTACTAAAGGCTTGAACTTCCGTAAGAGCAGTCTTATAGGTGTAGATTGTTGAACCAATCTGTACAGTCTCTGTTGTTGATGGAGCAGTAGCATCGCTAGTTATCGTGCCCACGGCTACAACGGTAGCAGTTGGTATAGTGTTCCTATCGTATAGGTGGAAGAACCTTACCCCTGCGTTAGAGTTAGTAACTCTGATTGAACTGACCCATCCTTTAGATGTCTTTACTACACCCTTGGTGAGTAATTCCGTTGGTGATGGGTGATATGATTGCGTTGTTGACATTGTTTTCCTTCTTTCTTACTTTTTTATATATATAGTATAGCACGAAAAGAAAAGGACTCCTTTCGGAGTCCCAGTCTTACTACTGTAGTAGATTAGGCAGCTGTAGTCCTGGTCAATTCGACTAGGCTGGCAGCTCGTTCAACACCAACACCATAAATTGTGTGGAGAGCCGTTTCAGTTGCAAGAGCTGCAACACGGTATTCCATAACAAATTTAGGAGCTTGCTGTTTCGCAAGGTTGACTGCTTTCTTGTGGAAGAACAGGTTTCGACCAGTAGAGCTTGTTGGGACGTTCTGTGAGAAGTAAAGGTCCATGTCATAGACATTCGCAATTAATCCACCAGAACCATCGACAGCTTTTCCAGTCTTACCAGTTTGGTCATAGGCAGTATACTTGTTGACACCACTTAGGTCGGCCTTCGTGTAACTACCAACAACACCACGACGCATGTCCATAGGTGTGTTCGCAAGGTCAAAGGTTGTGACGACAGAGAGAATATCAGCATCATCAATCGCAGCACCACCAGATACCGATGTACCAGCAGACGCATAAAGCGCAAGGAGGTCAGTATCAATTTGGCGAGCAAGAGACTCAGCCATACGCTCCTGGAAGATACTCTTCAGGTCGTAATTACTCTGGACAGACGCAATGTCTTCAATTTTCACACCAACGTAGTAGTGTTTGTCAATGTTCAATACAATAGGTGCACCTTCTGGTGAGTCAAATGTTAAGTCAGTTGACGCAGATTTTGCACGAGCGTTTACGGCAGCAGTAAATGGAATACGAAGCAAATCGCCTCCACCTTGCATAAGACCACTACGGTCCTGTACTAATTTTGCAGCTTGTAATGTCTTGTCAAACGGTTGCTGTACTTCACGAGTCCAAATTTCTTGGACATACTGTGATGTTTGGGCAATCGAAAGGGTAACATTCGAGCTAGTTGTAGGGTTAGCTATGGCGCTATCCTCACTTTCTTGTTATTTTGTTTTATTTTTTAGGAGCTTTTTGTCCGATGGCAGCGTATAGCTCTTCATCTGACATGTTTTCAGGGGCTTGGTTAAGGTTCATTCGTTTCGCAGAACTTCCATCGGGTCGAAGACCAGTCGAGGCAGTTTGCTTGACGAGGTTCTTAGTCGTTTCCGCTGTCATAGCCTTAGCTAATCGAGTAGAAAGTTCTACCCTAGCTTCAATAAAGTCTGAGTAACGTATGCCAGGATTCGATACCATGCCAGTTTGCTTGTCATAGCCCACCAGTGACAGATATTCCTCATTTACAGCATCAGCTATAGCTGGTTGGAACTCTGCACTTTTAGGATTTAGCCATTTATTGTTCGTCAACACTTGTGGAGTATCAATATTTAATAAGGTAGTCCACTCGCTTGAACGAATTTCGGCTCTGGTAGCCGCGACTCCTGCGTTATATTGAGATTGGTTATCGGCTGTCAGTCGTTCAATTACTTCTGGTTCAGCGTCTAGGTTCTCAATAAACTCATTCTTTTGTGAAGGTGCTTGTACCCGTTCATTAAGATTCGGATACTTTGTGAGTAGTTGTTGAATGCGTAGTTGTTCACGTCGAGATGCGGGTTTTTCTTCTTCGCTCTGAGTTTTCTCTTCGGCTTCTTCGATAACCTCTTCTGGTTGTTCCTCTACTTCAGCAATTTCCTCTTCTTTTGACTCAGGAACTACAGGTGTTTCACCCGTTCCGACTGCCTCATTAAGTTGCTCGTCTGTTAGGGTTGTTACATCTTCGTCCATATTGTCTTCTCTTTTCTCATACCTCGTTTTGTCATGCGGTAGACCATGTTTATGTTTATCTCAGACCACGTATTACCACGGTCGGCTGGTTAATTACAAATATATCATATATCTATTGTTCTGAATATAGGAAGTCCATCTTTTCCAGTACCTAGTAAAATCTTATTAGTTGGGATTGTTTGGACATAGGTACCGTCCTCGGTCTCAGCAATTAACTGATTCCCTTCCAATCGCCATTTATTCGGCATCATAGGTTTTAGTTTAGCTTTAATATCCTCCTCTGTGCCATGGGTCGAGGTAGCTGGAGGGGCCATATCTAACTTACGATAAAAATCTTCGTTCTCAGTATGGTAATCATTTGACATCTTTAACAGCCTCAGACGCGTTCTCATACATGTTCATGAGAAGTTTTAATTCACCTATAACTCTATTAGCTACGCGCCAGTCCTCGGTAGAAGGTAGATAATCTAACCCTATCTCTGCGCCGTTAGGGAGCTTTGTCTGATAAAACTCTATCCGCTCCGCACAGTGAGCCTGAATCTTCTTGAACTCAGCGCTACGGCTATATTTTGCCATCTTTTTTTCTTCCACGAGGAAGGTAGCATCTGGTGTCATTTCAGGTAAATCAATACCTTGTGCATCTCCGATAATTCCGTTTGATGGTCCCACTTTGTTCTCCTTCTATTACATTGATTTTATCATATCAGCAGCACTCGCCACAGTTGGGTGTTGAATACCGAGTGGTTGGACTTGACTAGGCTGTAATCCTGCTTGTATCTCAATTTGTCGTTTAATGTCTTCCGGAGCATCCTTATACGAGAGACTCTCACTAATAGGCTTAGGTTGTGGTTGAGCCTGAGCCTTCTGTAACTCTTGTTGCAACTGTTGATTCTCTTGTTGCAACTTCTGTTCTTGTGGCGATGGACCTTCTTTAGCAGAAACGAACTCGGCTGCACCTGGTATGTCGGCTAATTTACCATAGGCTTCGGCTATCTTCTCGGGGTGAATGTCAACACGCGGGTCGTCCTTGAAGATGTTTTGGAACTTACCCATATTATCAACGAACCGCTCTAACTCTTGTAGTTGTTTGGCTTTATTGATTTTCATGGTTGAGTTTGGCTCAATGTTAAATCTGTATTCTACACCCTTTAATTTAGTTGGGTCAATCGTCAGAGTAGCAGCCGTACCTGTTTCATCAAAGTTGATTTTATCTTTGAATATTTGTTGAAGGTCAGGAGCATTTTTAGCAATCTCTTTAATGTCCTCGTAGAAGAGGTCAACTGGAATATCCTCTGTACCGATATTGGCAACCATTGAAAAGAATCCATCGGTTAGTTGCTCGATAGCAGTCTCAAGATGTTTCCTCTCTGCCCCGTCTCGGGTGGCTTCCACAGCACTATACATCTCAATCGCCGCCGGAGTCTTACCCTGGCTTGGATTAAGCGTCTCAGAGCCAGGTGAACTAGCATTTTGTGTCCCATATTGGGCGAGAAGAGAGCCAGTTAAACTTGATTGAATCGCTTGATAGGTAGAAAGACCTGCAGTATTTGTCGGCATTGGACGGATACTATTAGGGATTGTCTCCATTAGGACTGGATTGGCTTTGGTCACATCTAGGGTGTGCTTAACTACACCGTTGGCATTGACAATAATACCAGGGGCGAGGTTTCTCTTTAAGTTGGCAAAATAAAAGTTAGTTGTCGCGTCCCTAGCAAATTGAATAGGCTTGGCACGTTGGAAATCACCTAGTCCATAGAATGAATCCATTAGAGCTTGAGAGTATTTTACAACGAAAGGAATTCTGCCATTTTTGTGAGGATTATCGAGTTCTCGTACCTGTATAAAACCGTTATCTGGGGCGAACGTGCACCAATCTCCGTCGGGTCCAGCCTCATAACGGGTAGCAAGACAAATACCCTTCTTGCTTCCTTCTGGATTACGGTCACGAGTAACGAAGGTATCTTGGTGGAAATCGTTACCCGAGGTCTTATCGACACCATTAACTAACTCTTGAAGGGCGTCCCTATCCCAACCATCGTCTTCTACTTCATTGTCAATAATATCCTGCAGGCGTTTTTTAGAAATCCATGTCAGAGCGGTGATGTAGTCCATATCCTCAATCGAGACTTTACCTTGCTGAGGAACGAGGTTACGAGGGTTCCATAGCCAGCAATCTGGACCGATATATCCGGTATTAGAGGTGTTCCAGTCATAGAACATCGGCATATACCCATAGACAGATGAGTAGAGTTGCCAGAGATTAAGCTTCTCAGAGAAGGGTCGTTGAGCGTTGGCGTTGGGATAAATCCATTTCTGTCTCAAAATGTCCATAAACATAGCTTTTCCCGTGTCAGCCTTACCGACAGAGATAGTTTCACCTGATGGGGTTTTCGCCATCACCCTATCAGCTCGGTCACGACTTAAAGTTGCGGCGTAAGAGTCAGTAATTTTGCTCCCATCTACCTTCATTGAAACAGAATCATAGACAGTCCCGATTAACATAGCCTCTAATGGGTCGAAATTCTGGATATAATTCCTGTGGAGGGACCAGTCTTCCTCGTAATCTTTACGATATTCATACTCGTACTGGCTTTTAGATTCGCTCTTCTCGCCTTTTTCTTCTTTTTCGCTCATTTTTGTTTATTTTCCTTGATTTATGCGTTAATTATAGCAGTTTCGTTAAAAAATAGGGTACTTTATAGCAATCCGTAGGAATTATACTGTTTATCAGCTTCAAACTCTAGTGGTTTATCGTCTTTGACTAGTCCAAACTTTAGGTGGAGGAACAGATAACGAGCAGCATCTGGTCCGTGGTCATCTTCCTTAATTGGAATGTCGGTCGGGTTACGGTCTGGCTTCTCTTCTGGGAACCTATAGGCTTCAATCTCATAGATAAAGTGGGTACAGTTAGAACCGATGAACAAAGAGGGCTTTGGTAGCCCCACAAGCTGCATACGAGGCTTTAATTTCTCGGTTACTAACCCAATACCAGTGGCATACCCCTTAGCATCGTTGGCCTTGTTCACCCCCACAATAGGGAAATCTCTCTGCATAACCTCAATCGCGTCTCGGTTAGCTGAATCTCCCACCATTAAGACTAACCGTTTATCGCCAATGACTGTTTTGATACGAGGGATAACATTATCGAGGGTTTCTTCTTTGCCATATACTTCATCGACTAGATACCAGGTCTGGTCTTTATCAACTCCGAACAGGAGGAAGGCAGTCGTATGCCAACCGAAGTCAATCGCCCCGTAGTAGGTAAGTTCTAGCGGAATATCAGCCGGTTTAATAAGATGAACCTTGCGGTCAAATGAAGGATAGACTGCACCTTGAACACTTCGGAATTCAAGTTCGTATTCCTGCATGAAACCTGATAACATGCCCCGTTTAATCGCCTCAGCCTTGACGTTAGCCATAAACTCAGCGCTAACATAGGGCGAATCTCGCCAGGTAGCCTCTTCATAGAACCACTTAGGGTCTTCTTTGGCGTATTGAATAAGGTCATAAAAGTGATTGTAGCCTCGTGGGGTACCGACAAATATAATCCAACCATTAGTGGTGGAGAACATCGGCTCGTAGACAACCTTAAAATTATCAGGGTCTTGGTCGGCATACTCATCAAATATCATGCCGTCAGCTTTAAAACCACGGTGGGAGTCTGATTGGTCTGAACCTAATAATTGAAGGGTTGAACGAGGTTTAGTAGTGTCGTGGTTAATCGTAATCGTCTCGCCGCTAGGAAGTTTCATAGTAGCGTTCTCAATATAGTTGAACTCGATTAATAGTTCCTGTTCGTTCTTCTTAAAAATTAGTTCCTTCGGAATCATTGGGATATACTGTCGCCAGACAACCTCGTGGGCCTGCTTATAGGTTTTAAAAACTATAAAATAACGTCCCTGGTCTTTAATGGCTGAAATCCAAGCATGTTGGGTCGCAAAATATGACTTTCCAGAATTACCAACCAAAATACCACTATCAGTTATAAAATAATTATGATTGTCCGCAATGTCTATTCCGTATGTAATAGCTGATGGTAATACTCTGACCTCAGTAACTTCCAGCTCCTGCCCCTCAGTATATCTCGAATAGAATCCATCTTCACTTGTGGAAATTGTAGATGTAATGTCCTTGCTAATGCGTAGTTTGATACCATTGGTCGCATCATTTGATACTTTAACATCTCCAGAACATCCGTCTCGGTCAATATGTGACTCCCGCAATTCTCCCCGTTTTTGTCTGCCGCTAGTCCGTTGTCGTGAGAGTGTTGAATGTTCTCCTGATGCGTCATCCACTCCAGATTTTCCACTCGATTGTCTGTCTTTATCCCGTTCTTGTGGTTTACTGTCGCCTTGTCCTCGGGATTTTCTATCCAATTTTCCGCCACTAACCGATGAATCTTGACTGTTTTTCCGTCCACCATCGTCCTCAGATACCCATTGGCATCCTTCGCTGGTTTCATAACAGCCGTCTGATACCCACTGTATTGCTTCGTAGTCAACAGTCTCCCCATATTGCTCACAAAGTAATTCGAGCTGGCTTCGTTCACGTTTACCCATAGTTCGCCAGGCAAGCTGATAGATGGGAACGAGTACACCCCTGAAATAAAAGGGGTGGTCGTAAGTGCAACTAATATCTTCTCCATATACCTTAAATTGTAGCATAGGTTTGGGACTATCGTCAACCCCATATCTCCATATATTGATGACTGGTTTGTATTCCAACTTATCACCATAGGACAATACCTTATCGCCAACCATTAAGTCTGCAATAGGTATTGGATACCCTCGGTCTGTCTGTACTAGAGTTTCAGGGGATAAACATTGTCTGCCCCATAGAAGTACCCCGCGCTTGAAACCATCGGTCATAAAGGCCTTGTGAGCTAAAGCCTGCTTTTTACTCGCTACATAACCGGCCATTATAGACTAGTACTTATTTATCTTATCGAAGTCAATTTCAGATGTCTCTTCGGAGTTCTTGGTAAAGACCTGTACGATTGTTCCACCAATTACCTCTTCACGAATCTCAGCCATTTTATCCGAACCCTTAGGCCAGAAAATACCAAAGAGCCAGTCTCTAGCCCTAAGGTAGCGCATCTCATTTAAGAAGGCCCTCTGGTTCGTGTCAGAGTTATCCATGTCCTTCCAGTCATCTAATGAGATACCATTATCCCGAGCAATCACAATCGCCGCCTGTGGGTCTTCGTGGAACATCAATCGTTTAGCGATGTACCTTTTCTGGGTCTGAGCACCGCTATCATCCAAAACTACTCGGTATAGATTGACGAGGAACTCTGGTTCCTTTTGATTGACTCCGGTTTTTGTTTCATAGGCCCTGGTGGAGACCGAATAATCTAACTCATAGTTATATTCAAAAGCTAAAGGTCGCAACCGTGGCTCGGCCGCAAGCCTCAAGGTAAAGTCAGGATATCTATCAACATCAACTGAATATCGCTCAACCTCACCTATCAACCGTCCGCTACTACCGACAGAAATACCACCGGTATTTTGCTGTCCACTAAGGACCTTTAACATCATATCTTTTAGTTCGCTGACCTGCTTCTGCAAATCCTCTTTTGTCTCACCTGTCTCTACTGGTGGGGTATCAATTGGTTCTGGGGTGGGAACCTTCACTGGCTCTGGTTGAGGGGGGGTGCCACCTATGTCTTTACTTTTATTTCGTAGTCGTTCGTCATTAGCTAACTGATTAGCTGTCCTAGGTTTTTTAACCACTGGTAGTACTCCTTGTTTGTTCTATTTTTGTTCTATTGCAAAGGGACTATTTATTTTTAGACTATTTATTTTCTTCATCATATAATAAGAATAAGAACAATTCAATAGTATTTCTCTCCACGTGTAAGTCACAGACGTTGATAGATTACTCCAGTAATTAAAATAGACATGGTCGTAGATACTATCTTCGATATATATATAGTACTGTTGGATGTAACTTGGAAGACAAGAGGGCATAGGGGGTATAGTTGAGGCACAGGTAAAGAATGTCACATTATAATATTTTACGACATTAAGAATAAAGGCAAGACATGACTATCTACTCATGCACTACGTAGCTCACCAGTAAGAGAGTTGATGTAGCCCTCTCCGCTCACTGTGTCCCATGTCCAGTGCTTGCATGGTGTAGCCTTAGCACAGCATGGTTGACCACTACCTGTTGGTGCTGTAGCCCGGTAGCCACTAATGGTAATAGGTTGAGTTGCCTCTCTCCCGCCGTTGCTGATGTAGCCGTCATTGAGTAGCCGTTTAACGATACCATCATAGATTGATTGCTCTCTCTCGCGGAATATGTCAGCTTTGACTAGCTCATTGATGTACTGACTAGTGTTACGATGCTTCGACTTAACTAATCCCATAACCGATTCATCTAATGTTATCGTTACCTTCACCTTACCCATATTTTTGTACCTCTGTTAAGTAGTATGTTCTACTTATTGTACACCATTTTCGCCTGATAAAGCACTAGTTAAGTCGATTGTAAGGCTGATTGAGGCGCTGTTCACGTCCATTGACTGCTTGGCTTTACCGTGTATTTTGTCGTGAATGTACTGTGCATTGTTAAGGGCTATCTCCCTTTGACGAGTGTTATCTGAGTGTCCCCAGTCTGTTACGACATCTATTAATGTCTCTTCTACTACCTTGTTTGCACTGTTTAATGCCATGATAATACTAGGCTTTGCTAAGTTCTCTCCTGCTATGGCGTTAGCTGTTCTACGGTTAAAGGTGTTATAAACTCTCTCCGCAATCTCTGTGGCTGATAGCTTAGGGTTATTTATTATACCGTCTACAAAAGCCTGTTGCTTCCTAGTGAGTTTACGAGGTTGAATAAAGGGTTTAGCATCTCTCTCCGCGATTGTGTCTGTAATAACTTTCATAATAATTAGTATAGTATTTATAGTCTGTTAATTCAATAAAATGGGTATATTCTTATACATTCTTTCAAAAAACTATTGACATTATAAACTATTAGGCGCATACTAAGGGTAGTTCGAAAGGAACTAGCAAGCAATTAACAATTCAGTCATACACAACCGCCTAGCCGCAACCTACTTGCCAACAATAGCAGTAGAAGAAGTTTAAAACTATCTGGTTACACTGATTGATACATCACATGAGTAGACAGGCGAGACAATAACACCGGCAATATTTATAATAGCTGCTGTTTATCCCTCGCTTGTCGCATTACTCACTTAAAACTGCTACACACGGCACAACTACAGCTTAGGCTTTGTGTCTCGTGTAGTGCTTTTAAGAGGGCACAAACTTAATAATAAAGGGGGCAACCTATATGTACAGCATACAGACAGACAGAGACGGCGAAGTGGCAACAGCCAAAACGCTTACAGCCGCAAAACAATTAGCTAAGCTAATATCTAAACATAACGACGCTGCTTATATCACTAAGATTGAAGGCGGCGACGCTGGCGATGTGACTATTGCAGAATATCAAAACGGCAAGGCCGTAAACTAACCACCACTAAAAACAAAAAGGATAAAACAAAATGCCACTATTTACAATCACAATCGACAATGACAAGACCAAGATAAAGTTCGGGAGCGTCAAATGACGCGCCAACTTATCGGTCTTGTCAAATGTATATTAATATTTACGACTGTCTATCTGTTCTTAGTAACAGTAGCAGTTTAAGGAGCTAACATGAAATTTTATAAATACTATGTTACTGACGGCACAACAAAAGCTAGAGTGCGATATTCTATTAACGTAACAGTTAAAGGGTTACACAACTGTATAACTATCCGTGAAAAAGATTATGAAAATAACCTGTCAAAAATAGCAGCTGTTAGAAATGACACTGATATATTAACTGATTATTTTGAGAATAATAGCCTCACTTACCTAGAGGGGTCAAAAGAATATGCCGAGCTATTACCTAAAATTAAAGAATGGGAGTTTTAACACAATGACAGTTTTAGAAGACCAACTATATGAGCTTTTAGACTACTCTGAATCACAGCATGGCTATTGGTTGAAAAATCACCTTGCCGTTATTAAGTCAGACTTAGAAAGTGGCATCGTAACCTATGGACTGAAAGGTATGAAAGCCCGCCTTGATGATTACCAGGGGCAATACACGCAACACCTCTATAAGATGATTGAAGCTAGATAATGTATTACTACACTCACGTACTACCACGTAAACTTTATAAATTAATAATGGAGTGGAAAAGGGTGGAAATCACCCGCCTTTCTATCCAAGAAAAGAGGACAAAATAATGCAAGATAGTGAAGATTATCATTGGTATGAATATTACGACACTCCAGACTTTGAGGAGGAAATGATAGAAGAGGGCAAAGACGCTGAACAAGCAGAATTAGAAGAATCATAGCAACAAGGCTTATAGCGCTGTTATGGGGGGTTTTGATGGCCCTCTTTGCCCCTCATACTGGCGTTATAAGCCAAATAATATTACTAATTAAGTATATGACGCCGGAGCTATGAAGCTATGGGGTCGAGGCCAGGATGCACAGGCTAGCCGTAAAGGTACAATCCCATAGTGGAGCGAAGGCTTTAGCGTCATATACTTAATTAAAATAAACAAAACTAACTAAGCCTTAATGGCAAAGGAACAATATGACCGGAAAAGAATTACTAACGGACGTAAAAGCAACCGTAAAAGCAAAGAACGCAAAAGATATTAAAACTTACACACGTAAACAAATTGTAGTCGGTACATTCAAAGTAGTTATTCTACTTGTAGCCGGTATTGCAATCGGAGTATTCGCACAGCGAGCCTTAGATGCTACTGTTCATGCTCAGGTTGTGTCAGAAGTCCAACAGTTAAAATAAGGCCACTAGAAACGTCTACAGTAGCCTTGAAAGTACAGACGATAACTAATGCACCTTTAAGCACAGAAGCGCCTAAAAGCGCCCTAGAACAACCCACAGGCTGTAACCTAGCGAGTGAGTACGACTGGAATGTTAGTATAGCCATAGCAATATGTAAAGCTGAATCCGGTGGGCGCTCAGACGCTCTAGGTTACAACACTAATGACACGTCCGATGGTGGATTGATGCAAATTAACTCAATTCACACTGACCTCATTAGCCTACAAGATAGATTCGACCCCATAAAGAATATGGCGGCTGCGTATCAAATCTATCAAGGCTCGGGCTGGAGGGCTTGGAGCGCATTTCTTAATGGTAAATATAAGGAGTTTATATAATGTTCGATAATATGGATGAAGCAATAGATAAGTTTTTAGGTGATGCTGACACATTTGCTAAATTATCAAGTGAGTTTAAGAACAGTACAGATAACCCAAACTTTAATGCTGAAATTATATCACCAGTATTAAAAGTGTCTAAACACATACCGGTGACCTCATACGAAGAGATAACACCCTTTGATAGTGTAGACGACTGGGAGAATAAAGCCCTCGTTATTACTAATATAGGTGGCAAATTGTACAAAAAGACAATAATCTAGGGAGACTAAATAAATGAAAACAATTATAAAATCATATAAACCAAGTTTTTTGCACCGTATTGGACTATGTTTTAAGTCTCGACGCGGTTATAATTGCCGTGGAAACAAGGGAGAGTGTAAATGAAATTAAGCAGATTAACACCAGCCAGTAATATAGAGATTTTTGCACCAAGATACAGAGACAAGACAATACTAATCGCAAAGTTCAAAGTATCTACTCATAATATTATTACCTTTACTAAGGCTAAAAGCTTACCAGATAGTTATTATTTATCTGGGGCAACTATTCAAAAAAGCCCACTTGATAATAATGGAAAGATAGCCGTTTATGCAGTCCCCCAAGATGAGCTACAGCTCTTTGAGGGCCATTATGAGTAGATATAACGACCCAATGAAGAGGCTCTGGAACAAGGTGAATATATCAGAAAATGGCTGTTGGGAATGGACTGGTAATACTAATCATAATGGCTACGGAGACTTTACGGTTGGGTATAAACATTTTAGAGTCCACCGATTTGTTTATGAAGTTTTTGTTGACTCAATTAAAGAAGGTATGACAATAGACCATCTATGCAGCAATAGAGTCTGTGTAAATCCCGAACACCTAGAACAGGTGACTAGAGGCGAAAATACTAATCGCGGTAGATTAAATAATATCGCTGCAAGAATCAAAAATAAAACACATTGTAATTACGGCCACGAATTAACTGAAGAAAATGTATTTAGGTGGAAATCTACCAATTATACTCGGTCGTGCAAAAAATGTTCTAGGACTAACGGATTGATGTTTTACTATAAATATAAATTACAGGGGCGCATATAATGGTACGTATAAAATCGACTAAAGCCGATATTGAGGCAATCCAACTACTAGTAATTGCGCTAGGTGATGTAGTTGATTATCAACCCATTATTAGCTATGTTATGTGGGCCTGTGGCGCTAGTTATAGAGAAATCGGAGAAGTTTATCAAATCACTCCTCAGGCAGCAGACTATCACATAAGACAAACTAAGGCTAAACTAGAGCTATGACAAGGCAAATTAACTTTAAATTATTCTATGAAGCAGAGACTATCTCAGCTATCAAGCGTCAACTAAAACTAAGGAGTAAGAGATGAGTAAACTAAAAATCCAAATTAAGCACCACATAACAGGTTCAGTCTTATTTGAATACGAATCTGATAATAACACGATAAAAGAAACACTCATAAAAGCAGTGTCGAGTAGTGCAGACCTGTATGGTGCAAACCTGAGTGGTGCAGACCTGAGTGGTGCATACCTGCGTGGTGCATACCTGAGTGGTGCAGACCTCAGT